TCGCATTTGTTTCATATCTCTCAGTATAAGAAGAATCATAATAGAACTCTAAGTCAAATGCAGGATACTGTTCAGAACCTCTTGTATATGAAAGAGAAGAATCTGATAAGTCAAAAGTTACATTAGAATCTTTATAGAAATTTAAAGTTGGGTTAACAACACAGATTGTTCCACTATTTGCTGTTGTAAGACCAACGAAGTTAGGAATTGGTTTTTGAATCTCATATTTGTCTAAACATAATTTAATTTTATTCCTATCAATAACATAGACAAAATATTCCTTCTCATTAACCAATCCACCAGTAGGAGTGTCTGATTTGTGAATTACTTTTTGTCCTGTGATTAAACCGTGGTTTATAATACTAATAGAATCGGGAATTCCTGATAACGAAGTAGTAGATGTAATTCCACTTGCACTAAAACCTAATCCACGAGTAACTATCTTTCTGTTTGGTTTATCATATTGAATAGTTGTAATACCAGTATTTCTTGGATTAACATTAATATTAACCTTGGCATTATGTTTTAGTCCATGGGTTCCTGCTACAGAAACAATTACATTATTTTGTTCTATATTTCCTTTTACAATTCCATCATAATTTGTTTTAAAACTATGATATACACCAGTTCCTACTCCAGCAAAATAAACTAATCCAGTATGAGCAGTTGTTTCTGCAATTCCGGCAAATGAACCAGTTGAACCCAATCCAACCTTAATTGATGATATACCAATTAAATCATTACTTACCTTAGCAACATACAATGCTGGATATAGTGAAAGGTTCACTACAGTACCAATAGCAACATTATTTGCAGATGTAATAATTCCTACTGAATCTGCACCATCAGAATTTGTATGATAAGTTATTTTATCACCAGTCTCCAATTTATGTCCTGGAATGTATATTGTTTGTGCAGGTACATAAAGTTCAGTTGCCCCAGCACCAGGATTGGAGAAAGTTATAGTAGAACCTGATCCTACTATTGTACCAGCAGCACCTACTGGAGTAGCACTACCTAATCCAACCGACTCTGAGGGATCAAAATAATATTCTGTATTTCGTTTTGGATCATATGTAGTGTTTACACCAACGTTAATAGTAAATCTATTGGGAATTTCATGAATCTTAGTTCTTGCCGTATGTGACAATCCAGTTTGCGACTTCAAGTCTCTTAAAACCCGAATTCTAGAATTAACTCTGTCTACATTTAATACTCTAACATCTTCATCACCAAAATTACCAGTAGTTAAAAGTCCAACTAAACGTAAAAGATCATTTTCCTTTATATTTGGATATGTTAAAGCTCCATTTACTGGAAGATACGTAACAATACCAGTAACACCCTCTGTTCCAATTCCAGTAGATAAACTAAGTTGATTTGATTTAATTCCAACGTTATATGAACCTTCAAGTAAAGATGTTGTTGTTGTTAATCCAGATATCTTTATAATACTATCATTCCTAAGACCAACACTAAGACTAGTTGTACCTATTCCAGTAAATACTCCTTTTCTGCCTGATGGGTAGAATTCAATACCATCTACCTTAACAGCATCTAAAGTTAGAGTCCCTATTCCCGGACCAGCAACTTTCGATACTCTTGCTGCAGAAATGTAAGTATTTGGAGTATCTTCTTCAAATACAACCTTATCTCCAACTTTATAGGATGTTCCTCCAGTAACTATACCAATTGCATCTATACCACCCCTCTCAACAAATTTAATAACAGAATCTTGAGTACTATAGGTATATGGTTCAATAACATAATCATATCCACTATTATCTTTATCTAAAGCATATGGGAAAGTATTTCTAACCCAGTTAGTTTTGTTTAAATCTATATCGTCCTGATTGGATAATCTCTCATAGTTAAACTTCTCTGGTTTTGCATTAAATGAGTCACCAATCAAATATGGGAATGCAGGTTTCTTATAGTCCACAAAGGGTCCTGTACCCTCTACATCCGACTCAAATGTAGCAAAGTATGCATAAGTACCATTTGGATATTCAGGTGTTACACAGAACCTTCCGTTATTCTTATCAAGAACACCATCATCAGTTGAATATGACCAAGTAAAGTCTTCAACAAAGAATTCTTCTGGGAATACTGTACTTGGAGGTCTATTTACTTTTGCTCCCACATTCTCTGTATATCCAGATCTTAACTGAATAATAGTACCACCAGTTTTTGAAGTATAACCATATGGACCATAAATTGGATTGCCATCATATGCCCAACCAATAATAGGAGAGTGCTTATCCTGACCCATCTCTTGACCATTTGCAAGAGTTAGATCCTTCTTACCATATAGGATATCACCATCAGAACCAGATGTATAAAGAATCTTTCTTAGACTTCTAGGAGCATATGCATATGAACACTGCAATTCAAATGCCCTATTTGTTGGTCTATCAATAAATATATCGTCATTTCTTAAGTTAGCAAAATTCCTCTTAAAGTTATTAACTGTCCATTGCTGCACTTTTGGTCTAAAGAATGCATTTTTTCCTGCTGCTTCTACACTAACTGTTGTAGTAGATACTCCATATCCAATTCCACCCTTATTAACTTTTATAGCAATAATATTGCCCTGTGCATTCATTTCAGGAACTAACTCTGCACCTGTTCCTATACCAGTAACAACTAGATTTGGTGCAGTATTATAATCTGTTCCTGCAAAACTAACGCTAACATCTACAATAGATCCATTAGCAACTACAGGAGTTAAATAAGCAGCAGTTCCGCTGTATAGATTAATTTCAGGATTTCTCTCAAAATTAAGTATTTCTGATGCACCATACCCTACGCCATTTCCAGTCAGATGAATTGAAGTTATTTGACCCCTTACAAGTGGTTGTGCAACACATCCAAAAGTATCACCTGAAATAGATGATATTCCAACTGCCCCTATTACTTCTACACTAATGGGTGGATAATTAAAACTATGAGTTCCTAATCCAGTAGATCTGAAATCAGCATATTGCTCAGTATTATAATAAAATGCCTTAACCGTAGTGCCAACACCAACATTAGATAACTTAAAGGAATCCTTATCTATAACTTTTACATAATAATCTAATGCAGTAGAAAGACCGGATATAGTAGTATTATTACCATCACCAATATCTAAAGAATATTGAACAATCTCACGATCCTTATACTCATGATCTGGAATACGTATAACATTTAATGCAGTATCAACACCAACTGGTTGAACTGTTCTCTTCTTATTTTCATATCCAGTACCTGAATTGATAACTTGAATAGTACCTACTACTGCTTTACCATTTAAAGATCTTAAAGAATGATTTCCTTCACCATAATCAGTAAATCCAGTAGTACCAACACCAGTAATTGCGCCATTTAAAGAAGTATATAACTTAAGATTTTTATTATCAATTACTCCAACATAGTAAATTGCACCAGTACTTAAACCTGTTAATGATTTCTCTCCAAATGTCTTATATTCTACCCTTTCACCATTTCTAAACTTATGATAGGTTGTAAATCCAATAATAGAGGTATCAAGACCTACTTGAATTGAAGTAGATACTCCTGTAGCATCAAAGGTAACTTCATGAGGTTTTGTAATTAGTTTTGCTTCAGCAGTTGCTCCTTCTCCATTACCACCAGTAATTTTTACAATAGGAACTTCAATGAAATCATACCCAGGATTTAAAACTTTAATCTCTTTAAAGTTACCTTCAACTGCAACATATCCAGTCGCTCCAGACCCAACAGAGTCCTTAATACTGAGCATAGGTGGATTTATCACATCATAGTTTTCACCGCCCTTGGTGACCTCTATAGAGTCTATCTGGCCTGCATATACAGTGTCCCTGGACTTATAGTTTAATACTTCAACACCATCTATAAGGATACCTGTATATCCAATAGGTGTTTCATGTATCTGCCCATCATGGACTGGTTTGGAGATTTTTCTTAATAATTTTTGGGGTTGTATTTTTCTTTCATGAAAATAATACTTCTCTACAGTATTGTTATTGATAGTTACTGTATCAGTAGAAGAATCAATCTTAGCAAAAATTCCACCGTAGATATTTGGAAGACTCTTTGCTAATTTTACAATATTATCATCTATTCTTTTTACAAAATAAAGACCTTCTTCAAAAAGTTGACTTATGACCCATTCTTGACGAATGGTATTTCCAGAAGAATCGACAGTATCAACTGCACCCTTTTCAGGAGTATAGTAAATTGCATCACCAGTATAGAAGTTATGATCGACACCAACTGTTAAAGTAATTTCTTCAGCATCTGCTTCATAAGTCCCTGAAAGTGTTACCTTTTGAGTTCTAGGATTTAACTTCAATCTACCATGTGATGGTAATGAGTTTGAAGCAATTAGAACAGAATCAGAACCAACATAAACATTTTGTATATTTGCAATAAGTCGGTTTAATTCTCCATGAATATCAGAGTCTACTCTTGAAAAATCTCTACGTACATTAACAATAGTTGTTGTATCACTAGGTATACCTTCACCTCGGATAATAATAGTATTTGCATCATAAGCATCTCTTACTTCATACTGGTTAACTAAAAGAACATGATCCTTATCATATAGTTTTACATTATCACCAATTCTAAAAATATTAGGATCTTTAGTAATTAACTTGTAAGTTGAGTTTATAGAGTCAATTAACTTTAATTCTTTAATATCATAATTCTGAATTGTATTAAAAATCCAATTATTCTGACTAAAACTAGTTCCAATATGTCCTAATGACTTGATTTTTATCTTTGCACCATCATTATAATACCGAGTATCACTTGGAATCTCCAAATTATTCAATACTGACCTAATTTTTACTCTTATTCCATCAGTTGATGCAGTACCAGCAGAATATGCATAGGTATCTTGATCAATTAAGGTCATATCAGTGATTGATGACCCGATTGATGTTGTATTAATTCCTAAAAACTGGTTAAGAGTCTTATAAGCATACGTTGCAATCCCACTTTCTCCATTGGAATACACAAACGAGAGGGTTCCTGAATTGGGGAATCCTAATGTTGAGTCTACATCAATGTATGTTTGTGCAATTCCTACATCACCAACGATAATTGACTTAGCATGAGCAGAAAAATCGCCATATAACAACTCAGTAGAACCATCATTTTGGTTCCATGAGGTATCAAGACTGATTTTATAGAAGATATTAGTGTTAATTCCGACATTTATGCTCTCTACATGAGATACTGGAGCATATGCTTTTGAGATATTCTCAAATGGGTCTTGAAAAAGGGTCTTATTAATTAAATCTAGAGGATCTCCCTCTACTGATTCTACAATAATATCTCTTGTCTTCTTGAAATTGGCATTGGATGGTGAAATTACATGATCTATAGGTTTAACAACATCTGCTCTTTCATTAAAAAGTGCTCCAAAGAGTATTTTAAAGGATTCATCAGTTCCTCTTGTTGCATAAAAGTCCTTAGATTGTCTAATAAACTGTGCTTTATTTAAATCTTCATGTAAATCTTTCTGAATTCCATATAATAATTGATTTTTAACCTTTCTTAATATTTCATCTAAGAATAAAACACTTAAATTTTCTATTGTAACATCTTCATCATGAGCATCTGCAATAGAAGTAGAGAAAATTAAGTCTTCTGATGATGCTGGATTTGTAAAAGAAGTAATTCCACTGAACCCTCTCGTACAGTCAACGAAACTTATATCAGTTTTACTGCCATAAGATATGATTTCATCACCAATTTTTACCAATCCATTGTTATCTGGAAATCCATTTGTATTTTCAACAGTAATAGTAGTATCATAATCTTCAATTCTTGCTGTAAGAGATGTAGTTTTATTAACATTACCACATTCACTTAATTTTATATACGAATCTATATTATTAATTAAGTCAACTGGAGCACCTTGATACTCTTGTCCCTTATAATAAGCACTTAAAAACTCCCCAACCAGCGGAAATTCATCCCTAACATAAGTAGGTAATTGATTTTTTACAATCTTGTTAAGTTGAACTTTCTTTAGGGTCATGTTATCTTACTATGCTGCCTGTGCTATAACTTGGGGTAACAGTATAAGTAGACCCTGATGGATCTGCACCAGAAGCAATTTCATCAACAACCATGTCAACCTCGCTCCTATCTAATTGTAAATAAAGATCTTGCAAACCAATAACATCATTCGATTCAGGAACTGTTGATATTTCTAAAATTTCCACGTTATCTTTAGGTTTGCCTGATACTATATTTATCGGGTTTAGAGTGATACGTCCTTTGACATAATCAATCACTCCTACATTCCTTCTTACGATTACTGGAGGATATGTTCGTTCTCCTGGTAAAGAAAATAGTGAAATTTTACCTTTTTTCTTATTAGAATCTGGAATATCAAATAAGTAGACATCATCAACAATATCTAAAACTTTAAACGGAGTAGATCTGATATTATATCCTTCCATTGAAGAAATATGGAATCGATTACCAAAATCAACCGCATATTCTGCAAATTGGTTAACTGCAATTCTCAAATCCCGTCTTATTTGAATAGTTGTAATATTTGAAGATATTGCCTCATGACTTTGATCAATAATCTTCAAGAATTTACTATATTTGAATCTTGCGCCGTATTTGTTCAATTCTGAAGAATCTGCGTACTTATCAATATTAGATTTTACTAAACTTGAGACATTAGCAACATTTTTTGCTAAATTTACGTTATAATAGACATTACTGCTAGTTTCAATAAACAAATACTTCAAATCAAGAATTTGTGGAACAATTCCTGCTACAGAATACTTTTTAAGGTCTCTTTTTATATTTTCCTTAACTGCATTCGATACAAAGTCACCAGTTCTTGGTTTTATACTAATAAAGACCTTTCCATACTGTGGTGGGACTAATTCTTCACCACCATAAACAGAAATTGACTCTGCTTCTGGATAAATCTTGTTTGGAATCAAAATTTCATAGTCATTTGCGGTTAATGCCCTATTTTGAGTTGCATAAACCTGTGGTGCATACTTTTTAATGGATTCTGTACTCTCAATTACTTGACCACCCTTTGATGACTCATTTGCAGTCACTAGAGAGATTCCACTAGTAACATTTGAGGTAGCATTGTTACGAGTATAGACTAATTTCCCACTAAAACTGAAATTTGCTACACCATTACCAGATTCTCCATTAGTTTTGATATATGATACTTCAACAACATTACCATCTTGTAAAGCCTTACCAAATATCCCATCTCCAAAGATTAATTCATAATGTTCATCCTCAATTTCTTGAATAAAGTATATTGGGGAAGTTCCTGTTATTGTTGATCCTGAGTCTGAGTCAAAAAGGTTATCTTGACGAGAATATGTTAAAGAAACTGAAGAATTTGGACTTGGTTTTACAGAAACCTTAAGAGTTTCTAAATCAATTCCTGCATTTGATAAAATAAACTTATTAAATGGATTTCTGGAAGAATATTCGAAAGATTGCTCAACAACTGACCCTTCATATACATCTATTTCGTTAAAAGTAGCAATTCCATCAACAACACTGACAGATTTATCCTCAGTAATACCAAAAGTAAAGGATTGCCCATTAAATTGCTTACTTGTTGCAACAACAGTACCTTTCTTAAGTACTACAGAAGGTGGAGTTGGTGAAACTGATGAAATATTACAAAAAAAGTTAACTGTTGCCTTTGCTGCCTTTCTTGATCTTGGTAAATATCCTATATTTCTTGCTAATGATACAACATTCTCTCTTAAAGTAGCACTATCAATAAAAACTTCATTAGATACCATATTGGCATTATATGAAGTGATATATGTATTATATGCTAAGACATTTAAAATAGATGATAAGTTCGATCCTTCAAAATCATAGTCCGTAAAGTCAGAATTAGACTTTAGGTAATCTTTAAGTGTAGTTTTAATCTGGTCAAAATCAAGACCAGTAAAGTTTAAAAGTGGCATTTATCTAGACGGTAGCAACACAAATTCTAAATCTTGAGGAGGAACATCAGAACCAATTATCTGATATGTAATTACAACATTGTATTCGTTGTTATCATAGTTTGCCATAGAGTCAACATTTAGTAATTTAACTCTTGGTTCATATGTATTAATACTATATTCAATTTCATCACGAATTGTAATGGCGGATACGTCATCAAGATTCTCAAATAACGTAGCAGATACCTCAGAACCAAAATCTGAGTCAAAAAACTTTTCTCCAGGTAGAGTAAATACAATATTTCTTATAGACCGGGCAATTGCAGACTGATCCTTTAGACCAATTAGGTCATTATTAAGAGGATTACTCTTAAAAGACATGCTAAGGTCCTTATAACCTTGTTTTACCCGCTCTAGTGGCATAAAAAAATAGTAATTATAACTTATTTATTAAGAATATTTACCGATATTCTGTAATGACCTCATAACTTTCAATTTCACGGTTGTTTAAGTCCTCATCACCGTCTTTTAGGTACTCAAAAAGGTCTGTTTGCACCTTTTTATCGCTTTTCTTGGGTGTAAGTGGATCATTAGCGATCTCACGTAGCATTTTACCGTTAAAATTTTCCATAATTTTGACCTAGGTGATGGTTATTGATAATAAAAAAGGATACTCGGTGCTTATACCAAATATCCTACTAAAAATGTAACGTCGTTGAGAGTTATTTAGACACCTTTCGACTCTTTTAATGCTTCAACGATAATTTGCTTCAATTCATGGCGTTTTTTTCGCCCCAAACCTGCTCTAGTGTCTATTTGAACCTTCAACCAATAAACGAATGCTAGAACTAGTATGAATTGAATTCCTTCTCCCCATGATAAGTTCCATGCTTCATTTAAATCGAGACTCGCTGCTGCAAGTAGGTTCATCTCCCTTGTCCTCTATACTCTTTCTTTGCTTTGTTACGAGAAGTCGCGGTATACTTAGTGTGCTTCCCCGTTCCTTGACGAGTTTTCTTCGGTACTGTTTCAATGAATTCCGCAGAACCCCATTGTCCTTGTTTAGTTCGTACTGGCATAGCGTCTCCGAGATTTAATTTGGGTTATAAAGGTTTAACATAAAGACTATAGCAATAATACCAATAATTAATGCAATGGCCCCATAATAAAGTATCATAATCATTCCTTTGGTTGAGCACGTACTCTATATGAGACTTTATCTCTACGAGAAAGTTCGGTTAGGATCTCTGCTTGAAGATCCCATAACTCACTGGATGCACGATGATTAATCGGCCAGTGAGTTCTTTCTTCACTAAGGGTTTTCATAATTATATTACCCGTGTCTTCTCATGTCCTACACGTATACGAGGGTCGCACCAGATCTCATAATCTGCATCCTGTGCATCTAAACAGAACGATACGTCCTCTCCACACATGTCTTGTACATCACCACTCTCAAAGACTTGCATCTTAGGAGCAAACCATGGATACTCAAGACTCTCAAAAACACCATGCTTAATAAGAACCCATCCAAAACCAGTGTAATCACAAGTAAAAGGTTTCCTTCTCTTTGAGATACTTTCGACGGTTTCATGATTCATAACTCCCCCATTCTTACGGAAGTCATCCTCTTCTAACCAATGAGCAACACTTGTAGTCTGCCCATCCTCTGTAGCATACCATCCACCACAAATCTGTTTCTCCTTATCAGGGTCTGTGCTACCATCTTCCTTAACAGCATCGGCAGGCATCGCCATATCGCATAACTGCCAGAACTTGTTAGTATCAAAGACAATATCACTATCAATCCATAGTTGATAATCATACTTCAGTTTGCCGTCCCAGGGTATCTGCTTAGGTCCCCTTAAGACATTCGCTCCGAGTACCTTACAACGTGCGAAGTTTACCATAGATGAGTAATCCTGTGATATCTGAATACTCATTCCATTCTGTACCATGTCAAAGCATAACTGTACAAAATTCTTTAAAAAGATATAAGAGCAACCTCTGCCGGGTAAACAGAAAACGATTGCTTTTCCCTTCCATCTTGCTTTGATTGCATCGATGTCCCAATCAGGGGCTTTCGTTTTGGGTGCAACCGTTTTTACTTTAAATCCTTTAGCCATAAAAGATAACTCACTTCATTATTATTTTACCACGATATTTAGCGTCTGTCAATATCGCTCCGCTCTCCCCTTCGGGATCAATAGGAATCTTCATCTGTTGGTAGAAACCGCCCCGGTCCTCCATAACCTACCTTACCTTGGAGTTTAACATATGTCAAATCATCCTTATCATAATCAGTACTTATTAAATCTACCATGACATGTAATAATTGCCATTTCTCCTCAAAATCTTCTTCTCGTAAACTGTGATACAAACACCTATCTTTTGCATATATGTGATAGATTGTATCTTCAAAATTCTGCATGGTTTTGTGGGACTTTCACCTATTTACTTATGTGCCTTGCGGCGTTTTTTATCTCCTTTCTTTTGCGCCCATGTCCTTAAATTACCAGAACATTTTCTCTTATTACCACTACCACTTCTGTTTGGATTTCTCTTGGCGGACATAATGAATCTTTGTTTGTTTATACCTTAATTATAACAGACCTTATGGGGGATTTTTTTCTGGCCCAGATTTTTTTTATATATTGTAATATCTCTCTCGCGTAACCCCACTTTTGTAGGTTAGCT